AAACTGTATACTCCAAAGTGGTATAAAGATATGCCAGCAACTGCACCAACTATTTCTGGCAACCAAGCAGATCCTACTGCTAAAAAATGTATTCCATTTATGGACTCATTAATTTCTGGGTATACTCAAGAACTTGGCTGTGATCTACATATAAGTAATCGTGGCATTGATCAAAATACAGGAGAAGAGATTGTAGAATATAATTGGGCTGGACCATTTAAGCCAATGTCTACAAGAAAAGAAGAAAGAGGCTCAAGTAATGTTATGCCTAACTTTGAGGGATATTATAATTTAGAATTTCATTGGAATAGTTTTTGGGAGCCAAAGACCCCTCCTGGATACAGCACAATATATTACCATCCAGCCAATAGATTTGATTTGCCATTTCATACAATGAGTGGCATAATAGATACTGATAACTGGTCTATAACTGGTCCAGTACCGTTCTTAATTAAGAAAGGATTTAGTGGTCTTATTCCAGCAGGCACACCAATATATCAGATGATGTTTATTAAAAGAGACACTTGGCATTCAAGTAAAGAAAAATATGATAGAGAGTTTAATTTCTTTCATGAATATAATATCAAAAAATTATTTACTGATTCATATAAGAGACAATACTGGTCTAAGAAAGGTTACTACTAAAATGAAAGACATCCTATTGTCTATACTAACAGGTTTTGGATGCGGTACAATTTTTGCTGCATTCAAATTACCAGTCCCAGCACCACCAGTTTTTGCGGGAGTCGCAGGAATTATTGGTTTGTGGATTGGTTTTGATATAATAACACGAGTTCTATCCTAGGAGGAAGAATGAAATCAACAACAAAAGCACTACTAGCATCATACGGACGTTCCGTACTTGCTGGAGCAACAGCACTATACATGGCTGGAGTAACAGATCCAAAGGATTTGGTTTACTCATTAATTTCAGCCATCGTCCCCGTAGCATTACGCTACGCCAATCCAAACGATAAAGCGTTTGGCCGTCTACCATCAGTAGATGAAGTGGCTGCAATTCTTAAGAAGGCACCTGCAAAGAAGGCACCTGCTAAGAAAGCACCTGCTAAGAAAACAGCAAAGAAGTAGGGTATATGTTAAGCAGGCTAGGGTATTTGACTAGCCTGTTTTTCTTTTAATATGAAAAATATATTAGTAACTGGTGCAAAAGGTTTTATTGGCACATATATTGTAGATCATTTTAAGGATAAATATAATGTATCAACAATTGAAGATGAAGATATTTGTAGCCAAAATTTAAAACCATACTTTAGAAATATTGACTATGTCATACATCTTGCTGCTATCTCAGGTATAGACTACTGTGATGAGAATCCAGAACTTGCTAATAAGGTTAATTTTTTTGGTACTGAAAATATTTTAAGTTATGCTCATGACAGAGGGGTAAGAAAAGTAATATTTATATCTTCATCATCTATTTATCATAGCAAAGGTATCTATGCTAAAACTAAGAAGAATGCAGAAAAGATGTGTAAGTATTATTCAGATAATCTAGGAGTACAGACAGTTGTTCTAAGGCTATGCAATGTCTATGATCTTAATAATGGATATGGTGTAGTTGACAAATTTTATGACAATAAACAACTTGGACTACCGTTAAATATTTATGGCTCTGGAGAAGATAGTTATGACTTTATACATGTCCTTGACATAGTTGATTTAATTGAAAAAATAATAGAACAAGATGGTGATCACTATGGTGATATTTTTGATGTTGGAACTGGAAATAAATATTCTATAAATGAGATAGCCAAAGCAATGTCTAATAATATAATTTATCATGATAAAAAGATCATATATAAGCCAATAAACCCAGATATAGTATCTACCCAAGAAGCCTTTGATTGGAAGCCTCAGAAAGACCTTCTAGCCCTTTTAAAGACCATTTAAATCATGCTATAATAGTTATACCTGCCCAATAGGGGGGTATATTAATTTATTCGCTTGAAGGAGGAATAAAATGGTAAGTACATTCGCTATGGATCTATTCAATGATCCTTTTTTTATTGGTTTCAACAGAGAGTTGGGACGATTAAATCATGCACATAAAACAAACTCACAATCATATCCACCGTATGATCTTCTTAAATTAGATGAAGATACATATGAATTGTCTATTGCAGTTGCTGGATTTTCAAAAGATAATATTTCAGTAACAGTAGATAATGGCTCTTTGATTATTAAGGGTGAGGTTACTGAGGTAACAGATGCTGAAGTAGTTCACAAGGGTATTGCAGGTCGCAAATTCGTAAGATCATTTGCACTTGGTGAATATATGGAAGTAACTGGTGCTGATCTAAAGGACGGTATGTTAAATATCAGCATTGATCGTATTGTTCCAGAGGAAAAGAAACCTAAAACAATTAAGATCAAATAAAACAGTATAATAGAGATAGTCCCCACACAGGACCTTAGAGATGGCTTAGTTACCCATTTACATATATCTGGGCCTTCGTGCCTGAATTACCTGTGTGGGGCTTTAATATTTAGCGGTATAATAATATCAATGACTGACAAAGAGTTGGCCCATTACAATAAGCAGAGGTTCAAGCAACAACTTGCCAAGATAAAAGAAGCCTCTGGATGTGCAGACTGTGGAATTAATAATCACATCTTGCTAGATTTTGATCACATAAGAGATAAAAAATATAACGTATCACGCATGATTCATGATGGTTTTTCATGGAAGGCTATCAAGAAAGAGATAGAAAAATGTGAGGTAGTCTGTGCTAACTGTCATAGGATTAGGACATATAATAGGCTCAGAGCATCATAAAACGTGGTATAATTTTAAGCATGGAACAGTTAATTCAGATTTTGAAGGGTCTTTTAGCAGACACCGTAGCACTTAAGTATAAGGCACATGGATATCACTGGAATGTAGAGACTGATGACTTTCCACAATACCACGATTTTTTTGAAAAGATTTACGAAGATTATGATGATGCAATTGATCCAATGGCTGAATGGATTCGCATGCTTGGTGGATATGCACCATTTAAATTATCAAGATTTAATGAATTAAGTTCTATTCCAGAAACAGAAGTTTCTTCAGATCATGAAGATATGTCAATGGATCTTTACAAGGCAAATGAAATGATGATTGCAAAATTCCAAGATGCATTTGATATTGCAACAGCAGCACGTCAACAAGGGCTTGCAAACTTCTTTGCTGATCGTCAAACTGCTCACCAGAAATGGTCTTGGCAACTAAAGGCTACACTTAGTGAAATGCTTGCAGAGGCTGCAATGCCACAACAAGCAGAACCAGTAGAACCTCAACAACCAAATATTGGTGCATAATGCCATATCGTGTTGGCGGTAAAGGAACAAGTGGTTGTTCTGGATTTCCAGTTGTAGATGAAAAAGGCAAAGTAGTTGGTTGTCATCCAACAAAATCAAAAGCAGTAAATCACTTACAGGCACTTTATGTTAATGTTCCTGATGCTAAAAAAGATTATTCTGTAGATGCTAACGTAATTTCAGAATCCCCAGTATCTGAAAATCCATCTAACAATATTAATAGAGCAGTTGGTATGCGTAAGCCAAACTATTTAACTGCTAGTCGTAAAGCAAAGAAAAAGAAAACTAATAAGGCTGAAATGGCAGATCTTTATGTAATGCTAAGCGAAGAAGAAAAAGCATTTACAGATGCCCTAAATGGAATTGCTAATAAATTTGGTAAATTAAAAGAAGATGGTGGAATATGGATTGGTTATGTTCCAGCAGTTGCTAATGAAGATGCCTATATGGGCGTAATGTGTAAAAACTGTGTATTTTTCCAAGGTAATAATATATGTGGAATTGTTGAACAAAAGGTTGAAGATGCTGGTATCTGTAGATTAGCAGCAATTCCAGATGAATTAATTACACCAGAAGAATCGGATGGAACATATGATGGTTGTGGATGTATGACATGTATGTCTCTTAACTGTGAGTGTGAATATTGCCCAGTATGCAATGAAGACAATCAGATGAGTGAACAAGACATGCAAGATGAACAAAATATGGAGGAAGAAACTATGCAAGATGAAGTAACTAATAAATCATTCTGGGGAGTATTTGATCCAAAGCCAGTAGTAAGTCACATTGTAAAAGATGACTCAAATGCTTGGATTGATTCTCCATTTGCAAAGAGAGACTATTCTCCTTCTGCTCGTCGTAGAATGGCATCAGAAGGTCAAGCAATGCCAGATGGATCATTCCCAATTGCTAACAGAGCAGATTTAATGAATGCAATTCGTTCATGGGGTCGTGGCGGATCAGATCCAAAAGTTAAAGAGCATATCAAGCGTCGTGCTAGAGCATTAGGTGCTGAAGATATGATTCCTGATAACTGGAAATAATAATGGCTGATACATATTCACCACCCGCAGGTGCAAGGGCTGCTGCTCGTAAAGCAATTAAGTTTAAAGAGCAGGGTAAAGCAAATGGTGCAGGAACTGCAGTAGGTTGGACTCGTGCAGGACAACTTGCAAGAGGTGAATCATTAAGTTTAGATACAGTAAAAAGAATGTATTCTTACTTCTCTCGTCATGAAGTAGATAAAAAAGGTAAAGATTGGGCATATCAATCTAATCCATCAAATGGAT